AAATTTAAAGAAGTCCAACAAACTTGTTGCACACACAGAAATGCCGTGATATAAACACAGTAATCCGGGCTTATCCGGTGTTCTGACAGTCCCGGCTGACGACATGCAGACAGAACACCCCAACTTGCATGTAAGGAAAAATCATGGCAAATACCACATTTAACGGCCCAGTTCGCTCGCAGAACGGCTTCCAATCTATCACTACCAACGCCACCACTGGCGCAGTCACCGTCAATTCTTCTTTTGGTACTGACGTTGTTCTAGGCGTTCAGTCTTTGTCTGGCGCTGGCGCAGTCAACGTTACTAGCGCTTTCACTGCTTTGACAACCACAGGCGCAACACAAGCTTTGACTTTGGCTAACGGCACTGCTGGCGAAATCAAGATCATCACGCACGTTGTTGATGGCGGCTCTGCCGTGTTGACACCCACAACTAAGATTGGTTTTACAACCATCACTTTTACTGGTGTTGGTGAGTCGGCCATGTTGATCTACACAGCCGCTGGTTGGGCTATTGTTGCTTTGAATGGCGCTGTCGCCGCTTAATCAACCCGTGGGGCTTCGGCCCCGTTTTTAAAGGAGATTGATTATGACGATGCAAACAGACGTACTAAGTGGCCATCTACACCAGAGCGGCTTCATTGTCTTGCAACCGCGTTCGCGTGTTAAAGCTGTTTCGCTTAAAGGTACTTCGACCGCTGGACAACTTGACCTTTTTAGCACTACTACAGCGCCTGTAACTGCTACTTACGCTCAATCTGGAGCTACAGTAACAATCACAAAATCAGCCCACGGGTTGGTTACGGGTAACATTGTTGGTATTGCTTTTACTGTTGGTACAGGCGGCGCAGCTTTTTCTGGTACTTACACCATTACAAAGCTAACGGATAACACGTTTACTATTACAAGCCCCAACGCAGCGACTATTACTGCTGGCGCAGCTTGCGTGTATGTGGCTAACGGAAAATGGTTGCTTACGTTTGAAACTAACCCAGACGACATTTATATCAATTACTTTTTGCTGCCCGGCCAAGGTATTTTGAGTCCGGAAACCGTGTACGCCTACATGAGTGACATTGCTGTTACGACGGTGTTTTATGGCTAAGTCACCAGCATGGACACGCAAAGAGGGAAAGTCCGAGAAGGGCGGCTTGAACGCCAAGGGACGGGCCTCGTACAACAAGGCAAACCCCGGCAAGCCGGGCCTGAAGGCTCCCCAGCCCGAGGGCGGCAAACGCCGCGACTCTTTTTGCGCCCGTATGGAAGGCATGAAGAAGAAGCTGACCGGAGAGAAGGCCAAGAAAGACCCGAACTCCCGCATCAACAAAAGCCTTCGGGCTTGGAAATGCTAGTATGGATGACAAAGACATCATGACCGCCAGAGAGCTTGCTACTCACGCAGCGGACATCGCCCATTTGCAAAATGACATGGACAAAATGTTGGAGAACATGAAAGCCATGCAGGCAACGCTGACGGCTATCGACAAGACATTGTCTGAAGCCAAAGGTGGTTGGAAGATGTTGATGCTGTTAGCAGGTGCAAGCGGTACTGTTGGCGCAGGGTTAGTTCAACTTGCGCACTGGTATTCAGGGGGCAAATAATGCCGTCAACAAGCAAAAAACAGCACAACTTCATGGCAGCAATTGCGCACAACCCTGCGTTTGCCAAGAAGGTTGGAGTTCCGCAAAGCGTTGGGAAAGATTTCAACGAAGCGGACAAGGGTAAGAAGTTTGGCTCCGGCGGTAAAACCCGTGCGGATATTCAGAAGGTGAACCGAGCTAAAACCGATCACGGGAAAATGGCTCTTTTTAAAGAAGGTGGATCTATCATGGCTACAAAGAACAACGGTATTACTAAAGCAAAAATGGGCACAGTGCGTACAGCCGCCCCTAGCAAAGACGGTATTGCTTCCAAAGGCAAGACCAAAGGCACCATGATTTCCATGAAGGGCAGCACCCCTCTGGGAATGAAAAAGGGCGGCATGGCTCGAGGCGGCAAGACCTGCTAATGTCATGATGGCGAGCCGCGGTATGGGGGATATTGCCCCCTCAAAAATGCCCAACGGCAAGCGTAAGGCTCGCCGTGACGATACTGACTTTACCCAATACAAAGAGGGTGGTAAAGTCAACGCCGCAGGCAATTACACAAAGCCCAGTCTTCGCAAGAAGATTGTGTCTCAAGTAAAAGCCGCGGCAACGCAAGGCACTGGCGCAGGTCAGTGGTCGGCACGCAAAGCTCAGCTAGTTGCCAAGAAGTACAAGGCGGCTGGCGGGGGTTACCGAGATTGAAAGCGCCACAGAAATCCTTAAAGGATTGGGGCGACCAGAAATGGAGAACCAAGAGTGGTAAACCGTCTAGTAAAACTGGTGAGCGATACCTTCCAGAAGCTGCGATCAAATCTCTCAGCCCTGCGGAGTACGCTGCGACAACGCGTGCGAAACGTGCTGGCAAAAAAGCCGGACAACAATTCGTAAAGCAACCAAAGACGATTGCAAAGAAAACGGCAGGATTTAGATGACCACTTCAGGACTCACCTCGTTTAACCTTGACCTCAACGATATGGTCGAGGAGGCTTTTGAACGGGCGGGTTCTGAGCTTCGCACGGGTTACGACTTGCGCACGGCTCGTCGGTCTTTGAATCTTTTGTTTGCTGATTGGGCAAACCGCGGCGTGAACATGTGGACGTTTGAGCAGAACACCATCACGCTAGTGCAGGGGCAACCCACTTATGCGCTACCGGACGACACAGTTGACTTGCTTGACCATGTGATTCGAACTAACGCCAACGTAGCCAATAATCAGGCCGACCTGACGATTACGCGGATCAGCATGCCCACGTATGCCACCATCCCAAATAAATTGATCCAAGGCCGTCCTATTCAGGTTTGGGTGCAGCGTTTGACGGCTAACTCCAATGCGTTGGTGGGAACTGTTCAGGCAACCATTACGGCCACGGCTACGACTATTCCTGTAACTTCGCTTGTGGGCATCCCCACCGCGGGGTTTATCCAGATTGGCTCTGAGCTGATCGGCTTTAACGAGACAACCCCAGCTGACGGCGCTACGCCCGCGTATTTGCTCAACTGCACGCGGGGGCAGGACAATACAACAGCCGCAACCCATACAACTGGCGCTGGCATGAGCTTGGTTCAGAAGAACAGCATCACTGTGTGGCCAACCCCTAACCCCGGCACGACGTATCAGTTTGTCTACTGGCGCATGCGCCGTATTCAAGACGCTGGTAACGGCACGAAGACCATGGATGTCCCGTTCCGTTTTGTGCCCTGCTTGGCCGCAGGCTTGGCTTACTACATTGCACTCAAAGTGCCCGAGGGCTTACAGCGTTTAGACGTCCTGAAGCAGCAGTACGACGAGGCTTGGGAACGCGCTGCAGGCGAAGATCAAGAGAAAGCGTCTGTGAGGTTTGTACCTAGGCAGATGTTCATTGGAAGCGGTACGTAAATGGGCAATCGGTTTTCGTCCGGCAAGAACGCCATTGCGGAATGTGACCGCTGTGGGTTTCGTTTTAAGCTGCACGAATTACGTAAAGAAATTATCAAAACTAAGAACTACAATCTCTTGGTTTGTAGGACATGTTGGGACCCTGACCAGCCGCAGTTGCAGTTGGGCATGTATCCGGTGGATGACCCGCAAGGTGTTCGTGATCCGCGTCCTGATTTGAGCTACTATCAGTCTGGTAACACGGGCTTGCAGATTGTTCTGACAAACAGTTCAGGCAAAGATGCGGCAGGTTTACCGTCTGAAGGTAGCAGGGTTTTTCAGTGGGGCTGGAATCCTGTTGGGGGAGCCAGAGTTTTTGATACTGCTTTAACGCCAAATTACTTGGCAATGGCAGCACAAGTTGGTACAGTAACGGTTGAAACGACATAAGGAGTCGAACATGGACAAAAAAGATTTAGCCCAAGACAAGAAGATGATTAAGTCTGCTGTGGGCAAGCATGAGAAAAACATGCACCCCGGTAAAACACCTACAAAGCTTCGCGCTGGCGGCAAGACCAACAGTGACATGCTGAAGATGGGCCGTAATATGGCTAAGATTGCCAACCAAAAGTCCACCGGACGTAAAGGTTAATCATGGCCACATACAAGCAACCCACTAAGAAGCCCACAGTTGTTGTAGGCGAGATGCCTGTTAAAGAAGCTTTGAAGGCAAACATGGGCGTTGCCAACGAGCGCAGCAACCCCTATCCCGGCGTGAAAACTTCTGGCATCAAAATTCGTGGCACAGGTGCAGCGACTAAAGGTGTGATGGCTCGCGGCCCGATGGCTTGAGGTAGACATGAACTATACGCAACTCAGCAACGCTATTCAGGCGTATACGGAGAACACTGAAGCGGACTTTATCGCTCAGATACCCGTGTTCGTTCAGCAAGCTGAGCAGCGTATTTACAACACCGTCCAGTTCCCATCGCTTCGCAAGAACATGACTGGTGAGGTGTCGACAACGACACCGTACTTGTCTGCGCCTACAGACTATCTGGCCACATATTCCTTGGCTGTGATTGATGCTGATGGCAACTACGAGTATTTGTTGAACAAGGACGTTAACTTTATTCGTCAGGCGTACCCCAGCGCAAGCGATGTTGGACTGCCCCGGTACTATGCTTTGTTTGGCCCAACAGTATCAGCTTCTGCAATCTCCAACGAGCTGTCTTTTATTCTTGGCCCCAAGCCAGATGCCAACTATCAAGTTGAGTTGCACTTTTACTACTACCCAGCGTCTATTACGACTGTGGCCAGCGGCCAGACATGGCTTGGTGACAACTTTGACTCGGTGCTGTTGTACGGTTCTTTGGTTGAGGCTTACACCTACATGAAGGGTGAGGCGGACATGATGCAGATGTACAACACCAAGTATCAAGAAGCTTTGATGCTGGCAAAACGTTTGGGTGATGGTATGGAGCGTCAAGACGCTTATCGTTCGGGTCAATACCGTCAGAAGGTGACCTGATATGTCGATTCAGCAAACCACGACCACCAGCTTTAGAGTTGAGCTGCTTCAAGCAGTACACAACTTTGGCCCAACAACGCCTAACACCTTTAAAATTGCGCTGTACACAGGCGCAGCCAACATTGGCGCGACAACCACTGCGTACACGACAACCGGAGAAGTGGTAGGTACAGGGTACACTGCTGGGGGTAATACGTTGGTGATCTCGACTTCGCCAACTGCCAGCAACAATACGGCGTTTGTGCCGACTGCGTTTATTTCGTTTGCTAACACAAGCTGGACGAGCGCATCGTTTACATGCCGTGGGGCTTTGATTTATAACGCGACACAGGGCAACAAGTCTGTTGCGGTGCTGGATTTTGGTTCGGATAAAACTGTGACCAACGACACGTTCCAGATCATCTTCCCAACTTCTGATGCTAACAGCGCCATCGTGCGCATCTCTTAAGGACTTATATGACTAAAGAACTCTCAAGCTTCGGCGACCACGCAGAAATCAGCATGCAATCAAACATTGCTGGTTCCGAGACTGTTGGCATTGAAGGCGTCTACCACGTAGTTTGCCGCGATGCTGAAGGTAATGTTAAGTGGGAAGATCAGTTCCCTAACTTGGTCAACGCTGTTGGTAAGCAGTTGATGCTCGACACACTGTTGTCTGGCACTTCTTACACCACAGTAGGACCATTCCTTGGTTTGATTTCTGGTGCAAGCCCTACATTTGCAGCGGCTGATACCATGACTTCACACGGCGGCTGGACTGAGTTTATCAACTACACAGTTGGCGGCTCTGCGGTGCGCGGTACGGCTTCGTTTACATCAGCTACTTCTAGCGGTACAACCCCAGCCAACGTGACCACTAAGGCTGCTTCTGCTATTACTTACACCATCACAGGTGCTGGCGGTACAGTGGGTGGTTGCTTCTTGGTGACCGGCTCTGGCGCGTCTTCTACGCTGTCAAACACAGGCGGTACGTTGTATAGCGCTGGCGCATTTGCTACCGCTAAGATTACAACCTCTGGTGATACTGTCAGCGTTTCTTATAGTACTACGGCTACGTCATAAAGGGGGCTTAAATGGCTCTTGTTCTTGCGGATCGCGTTCAAGAGAACACGACGACATCTGGCACTGGTCCGGTAACCCTGACCGGTGCAGTCTTTGGCTTTCAAACTTTTGCGGTTGTCGGTAATGGCAACACTTGCTACTACACCATCGTTGACGGCGGTGCGTGGGAGGTGGGTATTGGTACGTACTCAACTACGGGTCCAAGCCTTGCCCGTACCACTGTCTTTTCCAATTCCAACGGCACCATTTCACCTATCACGCTGTCATCGGAAGTTAAGAATGTTTTCCTGACATACCCAGCCGAGAAGTCGGTGAATGTGGATGTTGGTACAGGTGTAACACTGCCCGGCGCGTTGACGCTCAACGGCACAATCTCTTCTAACTCAAATGCGTTTGTTGGCGGTAGTTACGATGGTAATCAGTTCCACCCTACCAACGGCGGTGGAGCACAGGTTAACAGTTTGCGTGATGGCGTTGTTACAGTTAACGTTGGCACGACTGGTACAACAGTTAAAACTTTCACATTTGATATTGACGGCAACTTATCACTTAACCGCCTAAACCAGTCAGACACAGCGACCACGGCCGCAGCCGGAACAACGGCGTTAGCAGCAGCCTCAACTTATTCCCAAACCTTGAACGGCACTGGCACTCAAACCTATAGGATGCCTGACGCAACCACCCTGACAACAGGTGTGGCTTTTCTATTTAACAACAACGCAACCGGCACGCTAACTTTAGTTGACTATGCGTTTGCCACTATTGGAACGGTTACTGCTGGCGGTGCGGCTGCATTAACATTGTTGGCCAACGGCACTGTTGCAGGTACATGGAACGTTCACGGCTTTCTTCCTGAGAATGTTACTTGGGGCACAAACGCACTCAACCTTGGCTCAACCGTTATTACTAACGGCACATGGCAGGGCGGAACAATCCAGCCACCTTACGGTGGTACAGGTCTAACTTCATTCTCTGCGGCCAACAACGCGTTGTATTCAACTGGCTCTACCACACTGACTGCGGGCACACTACCAATTGCAGCGGGCGGTACAGGCAACACAACAGCTTCGACAGCGTTTAATGCACTGGCTCCAACGCAGACCAGCAACGCAGGCAAGTATTTAACAACCAACGGCACGAGCGTGTCGTGGGACTATGTGAGCACGGCTCTGGTTCCAATCACGCAGAATGCTGATAACGTAACAACCAACCAAACGATTGCCGCTGGCG